CCCCGCAAGGATGGAACACTTTCGCCCGACACACCAAGCCCAACCATGACACCAGACGATGTCGAGACTTTTGCCAAAGAGGGGACGCGATGACGCAACAGCTGCTTCAGATCGGTGATTTCGTAGGCATGGTCGAGGTTCCGGTCAATGAACCCAAACCATCGCCTGCGTGCTGGTATCTGATGCGGATCCATCCCAATCGGGAGTTGGGCGTGGTGGATAGGTTGCTCGATCGTGGTGTCACCGCCTACGTGCCGAGGGAGAGCTGGTCCAAGCGCACGGTATGGGCAAGACAGCGCATCGCCAAGCTGCCGATTTTTCCCGGCATTGCGTTCGTGGCGGACTTCGATGCCAACCTTCGCCGGCTACGCGAGCTCGCCGACGGGATTATAGGTTTCGTGACCTTCGGCGAGCGCATTGCCTATGCCGGTGAGCAGGTCATGGCCTCAATCCACAGGCTGGAGGAGCGGCTCAACCTGCCATTGGGCCAAAGGAGATATGCTATCAACCAGGAGGTCCGGGTGATCCATGGACCGTTTGATATGTGGGAAGGTCGCATCGAGCGACTTGACAGCCATGGCAGACTCAGAGTTCTCCTTGACGTCTTAGGGCGCCAGGTCCCCATCGAGCTAGATGAGACCCAGATCGAACCGGTGTGAGCGGCGAAGCCGCGAGACGGTTGACAGGATTGGCTCAGGCCGTCCGGCGCAAGGCAACCCTTAGAGGTTAGCCTGTCGCGAAGCGTCAACAAGCCCTGCCATCGCGCGGGGCTTTCGCTTGTCTAGGTTAGCGGCTCATAGCCGTTGCCATCCCTTCTTGGCATTTTCCTCCCTGACTTGGCTGCACGGCAATGTCCCCTGCCGTGCAGCCCCTTCAAAAGTCACGGGTCCTCCCGGCGCTTAGAACCAATGCGGGCAAGCAGAGCGCGCGCGTTGTCTAGTGGAACGGCCTTTTCGAAAGGGTAAAATTTCACCGAGAGGGTAAAGACTGAGGGTAAAATTCGGTGAACACCATCGCTTCAAAGGGCGATTACGCGAAAAGCCATAATCGTTCGCCGGCCTGGGTCACGAAAAGCATCAGAACCGGCAAGATCAGCAAGGCAGCGCTGGTTGGCGAGGGCAACGCGGCCAAGATATGGGTCGAGCGCGCAGACGCCGATCTGGCTCAATCGCTCGATCCGGCCCAACAGGTCATCCAGCGGTTCCCGGTGCTGCCCAATGGCGCGGCGGCGCCGACGGCGACACAAGCATTAGCTGATCAATCGAAGCCGGCTGATATTCCCGCGCGGCTGCAGCCAGGGCCTAACTCAGATCGCGAGCTCGACCTCGCCCGCCGCGCCAAGGCGGACGCCGACAAGGCCGAGCATGACGCGGAAGCGGCTCGCCGCAAGCTTGCGGTTGACGAAGGCCGATGGATGGATGCGGCCGCGGCCTCCAAGGAATGGTCGCGGACACTGTCTGAAGTCGTCAGCGGGTTCGAAGTGTTCCTGGCATCGACCCTTGCTCGAGATACGGCAGATCGCAACGGACTCGACATGAAGGCGGTCTCAGTGAGGTTCCGCGAGATGTTCCGAAAATATCGCGCGGGGGTATCTGCGGCGGCGCCAAAGCAGGATCAGGCTCAAGGCGGCGAATGACGTTCCTTGTCGATCCGCGCAAGGTGGCGCGTGACGTCGTCGCTCAAGTCATGCAACCGCCGCCGCCGGCCGATCTGAACTTGTGGGCCGAGCGGAATATCATGTTCGGCAACGAAAGCCCGATCCCAGGGCCCTATCGGCGCGAAACTATTCCTGCAGCGGAACGGATCCTCGAATGTCTGGGTCCCGAGCATCCATCCCGCGTCGTCGCCGTCAAATCGTCGGCGCAGTTCTTCAAGACGACCTTGGGGCAAATCTTCATCGGCGCCAGCATGGATATCGATCCGTGCGACATCGGTTATACGCTGCCTACCCACAGCGTGGCGATGAGCTGGGCACGGTCGAAGTGGAAGGTGATGCGGCGGCAGTCGAAGGCGCTGACGCGCATCTTCGGCGAAGTCAATGTCCGCTCCCGTGATGTCAGCGACACCACGCTCTATCAGGAAACCCGGGACGGACGCGGACGACTGACGATCTCTGGCGCCAATTCCGCCAACGAACTTTCGATGAAGTCCTGGCCCAAGCAGGTGCAGGACGAAATCTCCAAATGGGAAGCCAACGAGGCCGGCGATCCCGAAGGCCAGGCGGACGATCGTTCCTCCGCGTTCGACTGGGCTAAGGTGTTGAAGATTTCAACGCCGCTCGATGCCAAGACCTGCAGGATAGCGGCGGCTTACAAACGAGGAACACAGGAAAAATTTCACGTTCCGTGCCCTCATCCTGAATGTGGTCACTACCAGCCGCTGGAATGGTCGAATTTCCAGGCTAATCTCGATCGGGATAATCCGGCCAAATCTTGTTTCAGCTGTACTTCGTGTGGCGGGTTGATCGAGCATCGCCACAAGCAGGAAATTATCGCGAAAGGGCGTTGGGTCGCGGACAATCCGCAGGCCAAGGAGCCGAGTTTCTATATCTGGCGGGCCTATACCCCGTTCCGTGATTGGGAATCGATCGCGCGGGAATGGTTCGACTGCGAAGGCATCCCATCCAAGGAGCAGCGTTTTTTCAACAGCGTATTGGGGCTCGAATTCGAACGCGCTTCCGATGCACCTTCATGGGAAGGCATTCGAAACCGCGCCAACGGCATCGATGAGCACGGCAACGACGTTCCGGATGTATCGACCTACGAGCGCGGCAGGATTCCTCCCGGTGGACTTCTGATCAACGTCGGGGTCGACGTCCAGGGCGACCGGGTCGAAGTTCACTTCAAGGCGTTCGGTGAACAGCTTAGACGTTACACCATCGATTACGAGATCATCCCGCATTTCATCGGCACCGACGAAGCTGTTTTAGCTCTCGACAAGCTGCTGACAAAGAAATTCCCCGATGCATTCGGAAACTTCCGCGGCGTCGACATGCTGGCGATCGACGGCAATACCTACACCAAGGACGTATTCGCCTGGGCGAAACGGCATCCGTGGACCAAAGTGATCGTGGTTCGCGGCGCGAATTCCGATCTTGCTCCTCCTCTCGCTCTCACCAAGACCGAACGCAAGCCGGACGGCAGCGTAAGGAAGACCCAGAAGCGCTTTTACAACGTCGGCGTCTCCGGGCTGAAGTCTTCGCTCTACGAGGTGCTGCGACGGCCCGATCCACTCGCGAGAGGCTTCTGCGGTTACCCAAAGGGCCTCGACGATGAATTTTATCGCCAGCTCACCGCTGAAAAACGCGTGGTCTCCGTCAACAAGCGTACCGGTTTTCCGAAAGCCGAATGGCAAAAGGACGGCCGCAACGAGGTTCTCGATACCGAGAACTATGCGGAAGCCGCCGCGATTCGTTGCGGATGGTACACGCGGACAGCGGAGAGTTGGGCGCAACTGAGAGCAGAACGCGAGAAGGTCAACGAGAGCGGAACGGTGGACCTGTTCGATCCCGCACGAGATGCAGCAACGACTTCGGCACATGCCACCAAGCCAACCGTGCGCAACATCGCCGACATCGGCCGACTTCTGAACGGATAAACATGACATCTGCTGCAGTTGCAAAGCCGCGGGTTCGCGTGCCGGCGGGCGGAATGGCGTTCCCGATGGGCATGCCGGGCGACCGGCCGGCGCCATCGTCGCGCTTCATGCACGACGAGATGCGCGGCATGGAATCGCCGCATCTATTCCGCTGGCACCCGGCATTACGCGACGCCTCGGATGACGTCCGCGCGGTGTGGAGATTGGCGACCGCGCGGACCGTCGATCAATTTCAGAACTCAGGCTGGCTGTCGGGCGCCGCAGATCAATCGGCGGCCCAGGTCGTCGGTGCCGAGGGTCTTCAGCTTAATTCGAAGCCTAACGCCAAGGCGCTCGGCTGGACGCAGGAAACAGCCAATGAGTGGGCGCGCAATGTTGAGGCGCGGTTTTCGGTCTACGCTGAAAGCGCGCTGGCGTGTGATGCTACAGGTCGGTCGTGGTTCGGCCAGTTATTGGCGCAGGCCTATCTGCACTGGATGGCGACAGGGGAAATCCTCGCAACGCTCCCTCTGATCTCGCGCCCCGGCAGCAAATGGCGTACCAAGCTGAAATTGCTGCCGGCGTGGCGAATGTCGGATCGGACTGAACTTGCTTATCTCAAGCAGGGCGTTCGCATCGATCCGTTCGGATCACCGGTCAGTTATATCCTGCGCGTGATGACGACCTATGGCTCTTTGATCGAGCAGGAATTTCCGGCGCGAGATGCCTATGGGCGGCCGATGGTGGTGCACATTTTTGACGGCGCGCCGGAGCAGACCCGTGGCATTACGCCGTTCGTCTCCGTTCTGAAGGTCGCAAAACAATTCGATCAGCTCGCTGATGCGACGCTGACGGCGGCATTGATCCAGACCATCTTCGCGGCGATGTTCAAATCATCCGGGACCGGGGAAGACGCCCTCGATGCGATGCAGTCGGGTAGTGAACAGCATAACAAGTTTCTGAATCTGCAGACCGAGAAGGCGCAGTGGTATCAGAAAGCAGATATCAATCTCGCCCAGCACGGCAAGATTCTTCACGGCTTCCCCGGCGATGAGCTACAATTCTTCCGTTCCGAGCACCCGAATGGCACCTATGAGCCGTTCGCGAAGTTCCTGTTGCGGGAATGCTCGCGGGCCGCTGCGGTTACTTACGAGGAATTCACCGGCGACTGGGCAGGTGCGACGTTCTCCTCCGCGAAGATGGGCATCGCCACCAACTGGCCGAGAATTCTCTATCGTCGTCGGAATATCGTGGCTCCTCTCGCTCAAAGAGTGTTCGAGGCCTGGCTCGAGGAAGACATCGAGAACGGCGACACGCCGTTTCCAGATGGAATCAATGGCTTTCTGCAAAATCGAGAAGCCGCGTGTCAGGCGTTCTGGCGCGGCCCGACCATGCCGCAGGCGGATGAACTGAAGGCCGCACTTGCTGCAAAACTCGAACTTGAAATTGGCCTGCCGAAATCCGTGGTCTACCGAAAATATGGCGTCGATCCCGAAGACGCCGCAGACGAACGCCGCCGCGAGCGTGACTACGACGGCGACCTCGGGCCCGGCACTGTGTTTGCTGCACCCGCAGACATGAAGGCCGCCTTGGCGCTGACCGGCGACGCACCGAACAAGGATAATCCGAACAATTCGGGTCAAGATGCCGGTCAGGAATCCAACTGATGGCAGATCCGGATTGGACTGATCCTTGCGCGGTTGCGGCGTGGCTGAAGCCTCAGCTCTACAAGGTTGCAGCCGGTTCGGGTGTCGTCAGCGTTCGCCACGGCGACAACCAAACCAGTTTCAGCCAAGCCAATTACGACGCCCTGACCACTCTCTATCTCGAAGCAGTTTCCGATTGCGCCAAGAAGAATGGCAGCAAAATTGGCCGCCGTCGCGCCTTCACTGCGCGCTGAATTCAAGGATCAGCCATGACCCTGCTCACGCGGATCGCCGAGCGCGTTCTCAATCGACCGCTGTTGGTGCATCCCGACAAGCTGCCGATCGTGATCGGAATCCTCGAGGGCCGAATCCCGCTCGGCGATATCTCGGATTTACGTCGAATTGCCGAATCTAACATCGATGCGATGCCAGACGCCGCGCGCGCGATCATGCGCGGACCGCATCCCGGTGCTTCGCGTTTTGTTGGTGATAGCGCCGAGCGTGACGCCAACGGCCGCGCGGTCAGTGCTCTACCCTACAGGAGAACATCAGAGGGCGTCGCGGTCATCACCATCACGGGGTCATTGATCAACCGTGGTGCATGGATCGGCTCGGACTCGGGCGAGACCTCCTATGAGGGGATCAAACATCAGATTGCTGTCGCGGCGGGAGATCCGAAGACCAAGGCTATTCTGCTCGATATCGAAAGCCCGGGAGGAGAAGCGGTCGGCGCGTTTGAGGCGGCGGACGCGGTTCGTGCAGCGGCAAAAATGAAACCGGTCACCGCCGTCGTCAACGGTATGGCAGCTTCAGCTGCTTATGCGTTGGCCTCGGGAGCCACCAAGATCATCACCACGCCAACCGGTTTAGCTGGCTCGATCGGCGTTGTCATGATGCACGCGGATTATTCGCGTTTTCTCGACGCCAAGGGCGTGACGCCCACCTTGATCTTCGCTGGCGCCCACAAGGTCGACGCCAATCCGTTCGAGCCGCTTTCTTCAGGGGTTCGGGATGATTTGCAGGCGGAGGTCGACAATTTCTATTCGTTGTTCGTCAAGACCGTCGCCGCGGGCCGCAAGGGCCTTTCTCCCGCAGCGATCAGGGACACCCAGGCCCGAACCTTCATTGGCAAGGACGCAATCGACCGGGGACTGGCGGATCAGCTGGGCTCGTTCGAAAGCGCACTTGCCGATATCACCCGCGGCCTCGGCCGCGCCACGTCCATCCCAACCAAAGGAGCTAAAATGGACACGACTGAAGGCGCGCCGGTCGCCACTTCCGGCATTTCTCTGACCGACCACGAAGCCGCGGTTTCCAAGGCGAAAACGGACGGAGCGAAGGAAGCATCTTCCGCCGCTCAGGCCCGGATCAAATCGATCCTCGGCAGCGAGGAAGCCAAGGGCCGCAAGGATCTGGCACGGCATCTGGCGTTCGATACCGAGACTTCGGCGGAAGCCGCGGTTGCGATCCTCGCCAAGTCGCCGAAGGCAGCAGCGGAGAAAACCGCACCGACGATAGCGGAGCGGTCCAACACCGCGCTTGCACTCGGCGGTCCGGCCCCGCGCGGCAACGAGACTGGCGCTGCGAAGTCGGCTGAAGCGCTCAATCCGACCTCTGTCTATGACCGGCGCCGGCAGGCCGTCGGCAAGAAGTAAACTCTTTCACGGAATTCCACCTCGCCGTTCAACCTCCCGCTGACGTGGCGGAAATCAGGAGATTATGCACATGACGACCCTGACCGAAGGCCGCCACGCGGCCGAAGGCGTTATCTTCGAAGAAGAAGCCGAATACTCCCGTGAAGTCGTGACCATCAATGGGGGCACCGGCGGTGCCGGCAAGGTCCCGGCCATGACCGTTCTCGGCAAGCTAACCTCCGGCGGATTTTATATGCCGTCGCCGGCGGCGGGTTCGGATGGCTCGCAGGTTGCCTCCGTCATCAATCTCTATCCCGTTGATGCAACGGATGCCGACGTTCAAGCCGTCGTGTTGTGCCGAACCGCCGTAGTGGCGGCAGATGCGCTCAATTATGAAGCTACAGTCGACACCTCCGATGAGAAGGCCGCGAAAGCGACCCAGCTCCTTGCGGTCGGCATCGTCGTTCGCTAACCGCGTTCATTTTTTCTGATCATCATCACCAATTCAACCGAACCGGAGAACCACGATGGAAGTTTTCGACGTCTTCAATGAAGACCCCTTTACGCTGGTCAGTCTGACCGCATCCGCCAACCGCCTGCCCTACGTGCCCGGGCAGGTCAGCTCTTCCGGCCTTTTCGAGGAAGACGGTGTCCCGACCACGACGATTCTCGTTGAGGAATTGAACGGCTCGCTCTCGATGATCGCGCCGACGCCTCGAGGAGGCCCAGGCGAAACCGTGATCCAGGACAAGCGCAGCATGCGTTCGTTCCAGATCCCACATTTCCAGCGCGACGACGCCGTGATGGCGGACGAAGTGCAGGGTGTGCGAATGCTCGGCATCAACAACGAGCTCGAGACCGTGCAGAATCGGGTCGACGTCAAGATGGGCCGGCATTTCCGCGATCTCGACGCGACGCTCGAACATCAGCGGGTCGGCGCCATCAAGGGCGTCATCACCAACAAGACCGGCGGCACGATGTTCGACCTGTTCGCACTTTACGGAATTAGTGCGCCGGCCGACGTCTCCTTCCCGCTGACGACGGACACCACCAAGGTCCGGCAGTTGACCCTGCAGGTTATCACCTCGATCGAGGACGTTCTGGAGGCTGCGAGCTATTCCGGAATCCGGGGTTACTGCGGCAAGACGTTCTGGAGCAATTTGATCGAGAACAAGTCGGTCAAGGAAACCTACCTGAACACGGTGCAGGCGCAGGAACTTCGGGGCGATCCTTCCGCCAAGGAGTTCGAATTCGGTGGCATCACGTTCGAGCGCTACCGCACCGGCTCTAAGGCCTCGGCGGCCAACGCGGGCGGGGCGCCGTTCATCGCCGATACCGAGTGTCGTTTCGTTGTTGAAGGCGTGACGGGGCTGTTCATCACGCGCTTCGCGCCAGCGGATTATCCGGAGACCGTCAACACCATCGGCCTTCCGCGCTATGCCATGCAATACCCGATGGAAAATCGCAAGGGCCGCGCGCTGGCGATGCAGTCCAACTCGATCAACATCTGCACCCAGCCGAAGACCCTGTTCCGCGGCGTCGCCAGCTGACACCTTGCCTTGAGCGCGGAATGGTGGCGCATTCCGCGCGAGTGGGAAGGCGAGACGGCATTCATTATTGCCGGAGGTACGAGCGTAGCCGATCAGGACACCGATCAACTCAAGGGCCGAAAGGTCATCGCGATCAACAGAAGCTGGGAACGGATTCCGTTCGCGAACTTTCTGTTCTTCGGTGATGATCGCTGGTGGCGAGAGTTCGGGTCCGAAGTTTTGGCCAGATTTCCCGGCCGTATCGTGACATGTGCACCGGGCGTCAAACACGAACGGTTCCTGAAGTTGAAGAAATTGAAGCCGGATATCGGGCTCTCGGCGGACCCTTCCGAAGTGATGGTGCGGCGGACTTCATTAACCGGTGCGCTCAATCTGGCCTGGCACTTGGGTGCCGAACCGATCGTGCTGCTCGGCGCTGATGGTAAGCGTGGGGCCAACGGACGTCTCCATCACCATGCCGAATATGACGGAGCCATGGCGAACGAAGTTTCCACCATCTGGACAGAGCAGCGGACCGATCTGACCGGTGCAGCCGAAGTCCTGAAGGCTGCTGGCGTCCGCGTCGTCAATGCCTCTCCCGGAAGCGCTCTGGCCGATCTGTGGCCGATCGTGGACCTGAAGGATTATCTCTAAATGGCGACCAGGATAGAGCGCCACCACGCGTCAGCCTTCGTCATCAAGGAAGATCAGCAGTCGCGCTCCTCCCGCACGCTCGCCAGTGGCCAATGGCTGCAGGCCGGGACCGTGCTGGAGGAAGCCGACGGCAAGGTCACGGCCTTTGTCTCGGGCACGATCGCAGGGGTTCTGCTGAATGAAACCAATGCGCTCTCGGGCGACGTTCTTTCCCCGGTGCTGGCCCGGGTCGCGACGGTCGCGCTCGATGAACTCACGTTTCCGGCCGAATCCCGGGACGCCGTGATCGCGGGCTTATTGGCAAAAGGCATCGTTTCAATGTTCTCGCCCCAGCTCGCCGATACAGGTGGAGGCGGGGGAGGCTATGTAGCGAAGGCGGTTCGTCTCGGTTTAAATTCGGCAATGATGGTTTGGTCTACTCTGCCTGACGCATCCCAACTTACGATAAGCCAATGGACTAGGGCAGATGCCGCCGCGATCTCACAATTTCCAGTCATCGTCGGTCAAGATTTTATAAGTGAGGCGGAGATCGGGTTCGTAAACAACACTGATATTGGCGGAATTTTCTATCCGAAAGGCCAACCAGCAAATCAGTACATTCGTTATGACACCGCAGACGGGCTATTCACTTCGGATGTCTATCACCATTTCTTTCTGACGGTGGATACCGGTTTCGATACTCCGAACAAGAAAATCGCGTGCTGGTTTGACGGCGTTCCAGTGATTGAACCATCCAACATCACCGATCTTGGCTCTGCCTTTAACATACCTACCAACGGGCTCGGGTTTGGATTTCCCGATGCAGTTTCTATCGGAAGTAATACACAGGCGATGGATTATTGCGATCCACAGGTCTGGATCGGGCAGTACATCGATCCAGCTTTGCACATCGACAAATTTCGTGATCCAGCTACAGGCAAGCCAGTTGATCCGGCTATTCCGGCCGCCACCTTTGGGCAGCAATCCATTCTGTACAGCGGGGATCACACAGCATTTCAAATCAACCAAGGCAATGCGGGATCGGCGTTTCTGGTGACCGGAGCCGGGGCAACAGGTTCTAATGGGGCAGGGTCTGTCACCTGCACCAATGCGACCGTTGGTGCGCCCATTGTAAAAGTGCAGACGATAGATTTCACCACCGGGGATGTCTCATTCATTACAGAACAGTTTGAAGCGACAATTTCCGTTGATGGGCAAATTCAACAGACGTCGTCAAACGATAACTCAGCACTACAGCTTTTTGTGTATCTGGCCAATGCCACCATTGCAGACACCGACGCGCCATGACAAACGCCACCACAAGCCCGGGAAGTGATTGAGGAGTGACCTCGCCGCTTCTGGTCCGGGGCATGCATGGCCTCGGGGATAATCTGCATCAACGGGCGCTATTGAAGCAGCTGATGAACAAGGGTCATGAAATCTGGCTGGAATCCTCCTGGGTCGCGCCCTATGTGGATTTAATTGGGGCAGGCGGTCTTCATATCCTGCCGAAGGATTCGCGGCAGCGGACACAGCGAAAGAATGCCGAACGGGAAGCAAAACTGTTCTCTCCCGTCGCCTGTCCGAAAAATGTGCCGCACATGCAGGTGTGGTACAGGCCTGAAGAAGTGAGAAAGCGCGGCTCTGTGCTCGCGGCGATGTGCGCCAGCGTTTCCTGTGACTATGAGAAGGCGGACTTCAGGTTGTCCGTTCCGGATTCGTGGTTGGCGAGGGCCGACGCTCTGATCCGATCCTGGAAGCCGACAAAACCGATCCTGATCTACCGCCCCCTGGTGGAACGAACCGAATGGAGTGGCTGCAGGGCACGGAATCCGGATCATGCTGGGTACGCGGCGCTGTTCGAGAGCTTTCGCGACCGGTTCTTCGTGGTCTCGATCGCGGACCTGGTCGACAAGATCGAATGGATGGTCGGGAAACCGGTTTCTGCGGACGTTACGCTTCACGCCGGCGAGCTCGATTTCGAGATCATGGCGGCTCTGTTCAAAAGAGCCGCACTGGCGTTCTGTTCGCCGGGCTTTGCGGTGATCCTGGCTCAAGCGGTCGGGACGCCGGTTATCTGCGCCTTCGGCCGCTACGAGCGGGCCTATTCGTTTTCAGGCGGCGCGAGGTTTTCACCCTACCTCGGAATCGAGCCGATCAAGCCTTGCGACGATTTCCGGCACGACGATGTCGGCGACAAGCGGATTGATCTCGGGATGGAGATTCCGAAAATCGAAGCTTTCGTCGCGGCGCACGTGAAGGAACATGAAAATGCCTGAGCGCCGGCCACTCAATTCGAACGCCTGCAATTTCGAGGAAATGCGCGCGGTCATCCGCGAGGCGGATGAGCAAATTGCAGCGGTTTACGACGAACAAAACAAGCTACGAACCGATTTCGACGCGTTGGTTTCAAAACTGGGAAACCTCGGGGCGCACCCTACGTGACGGCGGACCTCACAAAGTCCGCCGTGCTCGACAAACACCTTCAAGATGCGATTGCGGAATTCTCACCGAAGAAAGACCAAACCATGTCCCGCGGATTGCGCCGGCTGAAAAGCCTGACCGAAACCCTGATGGCCTCGATCGATACCGAGGCCGACAAGGCCGCATCAGAATTGCAGAAAGCGCACGATGAAGCAATCGACGCGGCCAAGAACGTCGTTGCTACCGTCGGCGGAGAATTCAAATCCGCGACCGCCGACATCAAGGACATGCTGAACCAGACCAGCAACGAGCAATGAAACTTCCCCTGATCAGCCAGAAGGAAATCGGCGCCAAACCGATCGACTGGCACGGGCTGACCCGGCGCTTCATGAATCCGGGCGAACTGGAAGCATTGATTGCCCTGGTAAGAGGTGTGAATCCGAAAGGCGTGCTGGAAATCGGCGTCAACGGCGGAAGAACGGCAAAGGCGATTCTGGATCATGTCGATGGAATTGAATGCTACCAGGGCATCGATGTTCTTCCGGGTTACGTTCCGGAAAAAATGGTCCAGCGCAAGGAAGTCCCGGACAATCCCGGATCCGTGGCTTCACACGACAAAAGGTTCGAGCTGATCCTGAAGAAGAACGGCTCGCTGGATCTGAAGCCTGAAGATCTGAAACCATGCGATGCCGTGTTCATCGACGGCGATCATGGACGAAAGGCTGTCCTCAACGATACCGCATTGGCCAAGGCTCTGGTTCGTCCGGGCGGAATCATCATCTGGCATGACTATCACGGACTGACTGATCGCCAGGGGAAGTGTGTGGTCGACGTCAGAGATGTTCTGGACGAGATGCATTCAAAGGGTGAGCCCATCCTGCATGTCGCCGATACCTGGCTGGCATTTCTGAGGGTGCCGGCGTGAGCATCGATTATCCGTCTCTGTTGTTCGATCCGATCTATCAGACGATGGGGGTTCCCGCGCGATTGACCCCGCAGTCGACAGGCGTTGGTGTCGACGTCACGGTTCTCGATGATACCTCCGGCGCGGTCGTCATCTCTGGAAGTCTCGGCATCCAGACCATCAAGCCGGCGGCCTCGATCCGGGGCACGGAACTGGTGGCGAACGACCTATTGCCGAAAGATTTAGCCGGACCGCTTGCGCGGTTGACCTTGCGCCCAGGAGATCCCGGCGAAGTGACCTGGCGGATCGAAAGCTACGCATTGAAGCCTTCACCATCAGGAGAAATGGCGGGTGAAATTCAACTGGTGCTGATCAGGACCGAGTCATGACCGACCGCAGGGAAGAGATTCTTTCGCGGTTGATTACGGTCTGTCAGGTCGACGGGATCAGAAAAGTCATCCGCAACCAATTGAGTCCGGGCGAGGACATCTTACCCGCGGTCGCCGTCTTGGAAGGCGACGAACTCGCCGACGAAACCGATCCGGTCACGCGCCCGGCCAATGCTCCAAGACGCGTCATGATGACGCCGGAGATCGTTATTTTGTTGGGCGACCTTCCGGAAGACGTCGGCACTTCGATCAATACCATCCGGGCTGCGATCATCAAGGCGGTCGTCAACGACAGCGGGTTGCTTGGTCTCGTGATCAACAACCACGCCATCCGGTATCTCGGCAGCGCTACAGAGCTTGCCTACGGTCGCACCATGGAAGCCACCATGGCGCTTAAGTTCGCCTTCACCTACGTGCTTCTGCCGCGCGAGCTCTGATGCGCGATGTGGTCAATCCGATCAAGCCCTGCGAAGTCTGCAAGGCCAACGGTTACTTCTCCCACAAGTTTCAGGCCGTGCTGTGCGACCGGCATTATTTCGAGCGTAACGGGCTCCTTAAGCAAGAGGCCGAAAACAATTCATCCTCAACCAAGGAGACCACATCATGACCGACTGGACCCACATCGGCAACGTGCAGGACTGGAGCATCACGCCAAATCCGACCGTGATCAAGCACAAGAACACCCAGGGGCCGCTGAAGCGGATCGATCTCGTGGTTCCGATTCTTGTCGAGATGACGTTCGCGACCAAGCTCGACGAATGGACGGAAGACAATCTGCTGATGGCGCTGCTGGGTGAAACCGACACAGATACGGTCGGAAGCTTCCTCAAGATCGGCGTGACGGTCGTGCGCCGCCAAATGAAGTTTGTCGGTGCCAACGCTATTGGTCCGAGATACGAAGTGATCCTGCCGAACGTGTTCATCAATGCCAAGGATACCCTGTCGTTCCTGGGCAGTGATGATTTCGCCTCGATCCCGCTTTCGGGAGACTTGCTGATCGATGCCACGCTCAACGCATTCGGTACCGTCCGCTCGCTCACCGGAGCGACCGGTTCGGCACCTGTCGCGAGCCCCGACGAACTGAACGACTATCTCGGCACCGGCTCGGTCTATACCGCTCCGCTCGGCACCTGATCCTTCATGGACCTGCAGAGTATCTCCCCGGCCTCGAAGACCGTTCCCCTGGGAAAGGGAACGGTCGAGATCACGGGGCTGTCGCTTAGGAAACTCCAGAAGTCGTTCATCCAGTATCCCGAACTGCTTTCGCTTGCGGCCGGGAAAATCGAGCCCAGCATCATTTTCTCCGCACCTGAATTGTCGCTGGCGATGTTCTCGCTCGGGATCGTCGAGCGGAAAAAGAGGTTCTGGCGGTTCTGGATTCAGGATCGGTCTTCGATACTCAAGGCCTTCGATGAAGCGCCGCTGGGTCAGCAGATCGATCTGTTGAAGCAGATCTACGACATGACGTTTGCGGGTGAGAGTGCCCTCCCTTTCCTCGCGGCCGTAAGGACAAGCCTGCAAATCCCAAGCGAAAGCCCAATTCAGGAACCCTCAGCGGCAACCTCGCCTCAACAATCGAGTTCCTGATTCACGACGGGCATGTTGCGGAAGGGGTCTGGAATTACACGCCGAAACAGGCGGAAGCGTTTGTGAAGCTCGCCCGACAACGGCAGAAGCGCGAATTCTCCCTTGCTGCGATTGCGGCACGAGGTGATGCCAAGAAAACCCTGGATGATTGGGACAAGTGATGAGCCTGAAACTGGCCTATGAAATCATCTCCGGCGACTATCCGAAGATGATGAAAGAGGCCCAGGACCGGATCGCGCGGACCGCGACCGCGACCATGAGGGAAGCAGGAGGGATAATCAAAACCCAGGCGCGCGCCTCGATCGCCGCAGGGGGATTTTCGTCGCGTTTCCAGAATACGCTTCGCGTCAACACCTATCCGAAATCGGGAATTTCCTCGAGCGCCGCCGTTTTCGTGTTCGACAAAATTCCGTGGGTCG